GTCTAGACCTTCTTGGCATGAAAATTGAAGAGCGCACACAGCCTTGGGCTGGTGCCGCAGGTGTTTTCCACCCAGTACTGACTGAAGCTGTTGTCCGCTTCCAAGCTCAAGCCATGAGTGAATTATTTCCAGCCGCAGGACCTGTACGCACCAAAGTATTGGGCAAGAGAGATCAGGAAAAGATCGATCAGGCAAAGCGTGTCGAAGATGAAATGAACTATCTCCTGACTGAGGAGATGACTGAGTACCGTGATGAGACAGAGCAAATGCTCTTCCGGCTTCCTTTGGCTGGCTCTGCCTTTAAGAAAGTTTATTACGATCCCATCATGGAGCGTCCATGTGCAATGTTTGTCCCTGCTGAGGACTTCGTTGTGTCATATGGGGCGGCTGACCTAGCTACAGCGCCGCGCTACACGCATGTGATGAAGAAAACCCCAAATGAAATTGCTGAGCTTCAGTTTAATAACTTTTATGTAGATGTTGATCTTCCTGAGCCTGAAGCCGATTACTCTGATATTCAAGAAAAGTATGACGAGATTGATGGTGAAACTGCGGTCATGGAGGATGATGACCGTCACACAATTCTTGAGATTCATGCTGATTTGATGATGCCTGAGCCATTTGATGACCCAGATGGGCTGGCAAGGCCATATGTTGTGACAATTGATAAGTCCAGTTTGACAGTGCTGTCAATACGGAGGAACTGGTATGAAGACGATATTAAAAAGCGTAAAAGAGCGCACTTTGTTCACTATAGATACCTACCGGGCCTTGGGTTTTACGGAACGGGTCTTATTCATCTTATTGGTGGTCTTGCTAAAAGCGCCACGAGTATTCTTAGACAGCTTATTGACGCGGGTACTCTGTCTAACCTCCCCGCTGGTCTCAAAGCTAGGGGTCTTCGCATTAAAGGTGACGATTCGCCTCTCATGCCGGGTGAGTTCCGCGATGTGGACGTACCGGGTGGTGCAATTCGGGATTCGATTGCATTCCTTCCTTACAAGGAGCCATCATCGGTACTATACCAGCTTCTCGGAAATATCGTGGAAGAGGGGAGACGGATTGGTTCCGTTGCTGATGTACAAGTCGGAAATCTCAACCCGCAAGCGCCGGTCGGAACAACCTTAGCTCTTATGGAGCGCAGCATGAAGGTTATGTCTGGTGTTCAGGCACGGCTACATGCAGCACTAAAGAACGAATTACGGATTCTGGCAAAGATCGTAAAAGATTATATGCCAGCAGAATATGCTTACGAAATGGAAGGTGAGTTTAGTCGCCAACAAGATTTTGATAAGCGTGTTGATGTTATACCGGTATCTGACCCAAATGCGGCCACAATGGCGCAACGTGTTGTGCAGTATCAGGCGGCGATGCAATTAGCCCAACAGGCGCCAAACCTATATAATATGGGCAAGCTTCATCGACAAATGCTTGAGGTTCTTGGCATTAAAGACGCTGATGAGATCATTAAACTACCAGATGACATTAAGCCATCTGATCCAGTAACTGAGAATATGGCAATCCTGAAGCAGGAGCCTGTTAAAGCCTTTAAATATCAGGACCATGAGGCGCATATTCAGGTTCACATTGCTGCCATGCAGGATCCAAAGCTGCAAGAGATTGTTGGACAGTCTCCGTTTGCGGGTGCAATTCAGGCCGCTATGGCAGCGCACATAACTGAGCATGTGGCCTTCCAGTATCGCAAGGAAATTGAAAAACAGCTTGGTGTGCCTATGCCGGATGAGGAGAAGCCTTTGCCAGAAGATGTCGAGCTTGAAATCTCTCGTCTTGCCGCTGAGGCTGCTCAAAAGCTACTTCGCAAAGATCAGGCAGAGGCAGCGCAGAAACAGGCAATGCAGCAGCAGCAGGATCCGCTAACACAGATCCAGCAGCGTGAGTTGGCGCTGAAAGAGGCTGAGTTTGAGCATAAGAAGCAACTTGATATTGCCAAGCTGCAATCCGATATGCAGTCGAAGGCAGTAAACGCTGAGCTTCAGAAAGATCGTCTGGAGTCAGAGGAGAAACGCGAAGGCGCCCGCCTTGGCGTCAAGGTAGCAACTGAGACCGACAAAGCCCGCCGTGAAGACGTTAAACAGGGCATTGAGTTAGGTCGAGAAATAGCAAAGGACTTAGTGGGGACAAATGAATGAACTTGATTTTATCCGTGAAAAAATAAGGGCATACTTAAATGATATCGCTGACCATATGGCCGGTGGCGGATGCCAAAACCACGAAGAGTATGTTCGACTCGTTGGCAAGGTTGAAGCCTTGGCAATCATTGAAAGAGATTTACTCGATTTGCAAAAAAAGTACGAAGAAAGCTAACTCTTCCGCTTTGGGTACAATTGAGTTATATTGTGAATGTGGAGACTTTCAGGGCAAAAGCCCTGCAAGGTACTGTGAACCTAGATCACTGCAAAAGGAACAGAAATGTATTCTGCTGAAAAAACGGTTGATGAAAACATCGCCTGCAAAATACCAGAACCCACTGGTTACAAACTCTTAATTAAACCGCTTGAGGTTAAAGAAAAGACTGATTCCGGCATTTACATGCCAGATGCACTGAAAAACGCGGAACAAACCGCTTCAGTCATTGGTTTTGTAGTGAAGGCTGGGCCAGATGCGTACAAGGACACTGATAAGTTTCCTAATGGCCCATACTGTAAGGAAGGTGACTTCGTGATTTTTCGTTCTTATTCCGGTACACGGTTTAAGATTGATAAACAGGAGTTTCGTCTTATCAATGATGACACCGTTGAGGCTGTTGTCGATGACCCAAGGGGATACACAAGAGCATGAATAATACAGCCGAAAAAATTGAAGAAGATTTCGCGGAAGTGGAATTGGATAACGATAAAGAGTTTGAGGTGGACATCGTTGATGACACCCCAGATGAAGATAAGGGCAAGCCTCGCCGTGCGGAAGAAGCCGAAGCGCAGATTCCAGAGGATGACGAGATTGCAAACTATAGCGACAATGTGCAAAAGCGCATTAAGCAGCTAAAGTTTGAATATCATGAAGAGCGCCGCCGTAAAGAAGAGGCGTCCCGTCTGCAAGATGAGGCCATTGAATACGCCCGAAAAGTTTATGAGGAGAACCAGAAACTCCGCAAAACCCTAGAAGAGGGTGAAGGTGTTCTGGTACAGCAGGCTAAAAGCCGTGTTGAGGCCGAGCTTGACAGAGCAAAGGCAGCTTATAAGGAAGCCTACGAAACAGGCGATCCGGACAAGTTGATCGAAGCTCAGGAAAAGCTAAGCGCCCTCCAAAATGAAAAGTTTAGAGTTGAGTCTTACAAGCCAAAGCCGCAACAAAAACAGGAAGAGCCTGTGCAGTTGAGGCAAAGGCCAAAGGTTAATCAGCCTGACGCAAAAACACAAGCGTGGGCATCAAGCAACCCTTGGTTTGGCGAAGACTCTGAAATGACAGGTTATGCCTTTGGGGTACATGAGTCTCTGGTAAAGCAGGGAATCAATCCTCAGTCACAGGCAGATGAGTATTATCGCCGCATTGATGATTCAATGCGTAAGCGATTCCCAGACAAGTTTGGTGAGCAGTATTTTGAGGAAGCACCTGCCCGCCAAACTGGTTCCGTGGTTGCCCCCGCCCAGCGGAGTGCAAAAAAACCACGCAGAGTGCAGTTAACCTCAACTCAGGTCGCCCTCGCCAAGCGACTTGGCCTTACGGCTGAACAATATGCGGCGCAACTCTTGAAGGAGGCATCAAATGTCTAACAGAACCCCACGCTCAAACGAGTCTCGTGAAACTACAGCTCGTAAAAGAAGCTGGCAAAGACCAACAATGCTGCCTACCCCCGAACCCCGCGATGGTGTTGAATACCGCTGGGTCCGCACATCTACACTGGGTAACGCAGATAACACCAATGTTTCGTCTAAATTCCGTGAGGGTTGGACGCCAGTCAAGGCAGAGGATCATCCTGAATTACAAGTGTTGCCTGATATCGACTCACGATTTGAAGGTAATGTTGAGGTTGGAGGATTGCTACTTTGCGAGAACTCAACCGACTATGTGGAATCTCGCCGTGAAGCTCACGATGAGATGAATGCACAGCAGATTGATTCTGTAGATAACAACTATCTACGTCAATCAGATCCTCGTATGCCTGTTCTGAAACCAGAACGGTCTACGAAAACATCGTTTGGTAAGTAACCCATAACGGGGCGCTTACCGTTTTAAAATGGCTTGATAGAAGGAGAGATTAAATGTCTTCAATTGCCGCTCCCTTCGGTCTGCGCCCAATTGGTCGTTTGGATAATGGATCACTGGAAGTTTTCCGCCAATA